TCAACTTCTAGGCAGCAGGCTAGCGAGGGGAGCCAGTCCCCCGTGGCGCGTTCAAGACCGGGACGCGTCTGTCAAAAATCAAGGTCAGGAGTGGCAGTACCACTCAACACCGCAGGGGGGGAGCCCTCTGGGGTGTCTGATACTCAAACGCCGGCCCAACATCCAGACGCTCTCGCTTTCACTAGAGGCGCTGGACAAAGGGCCCTCTCAAAGTCGAAAGGAAAGAAGAAGGAGGAACCTCGCAGACCCCCACGCGTTCAGAGCTCATTTAACAAGATCTTTGGAAAGGTGAACATGGGTTACGTCTGGGAGGATTGGGAGAAAATGGAAGACCATGCGCGTCTTCAGTTTGCTCCCATGCTTGCTGATGCGGTGCACCTCCAAATCTGGACTGAACTTCCTGAGCATGTGAAGAAGGCAAACAGGTCGAGGTGGATAATCCTCCAGGACAAGTTTGCACCTTCCGACTCGGATACAGACTCAGATGCTTCAGACCTCACTAGCACATCCCCGACCACCACTACGCCGTTGCCTGCGTCAGTCCCCTCAGGACCAACGTTTGCCATTCCCCCCCCTCCTCCTCTGCCCCCGAATGCTATTGTGACAGGTTCGCCTGCTTCGAGCACTCTGAGGCATCAGGTTGCGGTCGCAATGCTCAAACCGATGATCCCCAGGGCTCCCTCGCCAATGCCTGAAGACTGGGTTCCCGATGTAAACATGCCCCGAATGTCCAAGTTGGCTATTTACATCGAGAAAGCCCGGTCCGATTGGGAGGCAAAGACTAGCGCATATTCTGTTCGGCTCACTTGTAATGACAATCGCATCCGCTATAAAGCCAACCACACTCCGCCTGTGGGGACCTCTGCCGAGTCTATTATGGACGAGGACTGGGGCCGCTATAGACATGGAAATGTGTCTTGGTGGGGCGTGTGCGAGTTCACTCCTTATGTCGAGAGTCCCTTCAGGGCCAACGCGCAAACCAATTGCTATTGTTCAGAACCGTCTCTACCAACTGTCGAGGGGCCACCTGTGAAAGTTAAACGCTGCATTGGTGTCCCAACGTTTGAAACAGTGGGCAATACACTCCTAAAGCGATCTCAGGTCCATACCTTTGAGTACCCCACCAGACGTTCGGCTGACTGTGTGCTTAACAGCAGACAGACCTTCACCGCAACGTTTATTGATGGGCATCTCACGGACAAGATCGGCTTGAGGAATGTCTCTGGGACTTACCTGACCATGGCGAATTTGATTAAGTTTGCGGGGAAGGCCGGCCATGCAGTAGCCGGGCTTCTTGACGTGGAGTGGTATACTAATGAGGCCTACAACAACAGACACTGGAATATTATGAAATCTATCAAGTACGAGAAGGAGGTTGACGTACCCATGATGGTTGTCCACGTTACCATGGAACCATCAGGGCGCACTGTCTCTACCCGGCGCCGAAAGAACATGAGCTCCGGGACAGCCGAATTTAAGGAGGATATTTGGATTGCAACTATCGTGAACAAGCAGTGGGGCCCTTCCCAGGGCTTCATCAACGGGGGGTTCAATTGGAAAGAAAATCGTGAGACTTTCGAATTTTCAATGACCCTCGTTAATGACATGCTGACTGCTGCCGGAGCGCCTTCAGCGTCCCTCAAGGACATGAAGGAACTCGAATCAAGGTTTTCACGTTTAGGTGCGGGCGCTTCCCATATCTCCTCCGACGGGTCCAACTTCTTGTTCCAAAACTCGACCCAAATTGCACTTCTGAAATGTGCCAACAGAACCAATGACTCGGTCCTGTCGGCGTTAACTTCGGATTTTCAAATGGGCCGACAGAAACACTAATATATCCCTATCGTGTGGGGGAGGTTCCGCTCGCAGAAATAAAGAAAGTTAAGGAGACAACCGAATTCAGGAGAGTGCGCATGTCTAATCAGGAATTTAGACCCCCAATCGCAAGCTTCCCGTTCGGCCATATCCATGGCTTCTTACCTCCGCGTCCGGATATCACTGACTCCCCGACCCTGTTGGCCGGATCCATGAAACGCTTTCTCTTTGAACCACCGCAACCAAATTTGGACTTGCTTCAAGAATTGACTGAATTTGTCAGAAAATTCTGCCGGAAGCACCTTGTACCTTTATCAGCCACGACGGACATCTCGTTTGATACGTGGGTTAACAATATAAACCATCCTGAGACCCGAAAACAGGAATTTCGTGATCTCTGGAAGAGGATCAATGGAGTGTTGGATTATCCCAAGCACTACAAGGTCAAACAGTTCATGAAGGATGAGTCATACACTGACTGGAAGCATGGCAGGGCCATAAATTCCAGGCATGACGCATTCAAATGTGCTACTGGCCCCTGGTTCTCTGCCATTGAGAAGGAAGTCTTCAAATTGAAGTGGTTTATAAAGTATATCCCAGTCCGCGACCGCCCTAAGGCGCTTTATGAGCGTCTATGGGCTCCTGGTGCCGTGTATTACGCATCAGACTTTACCTCGTTCGAGTCATTGTTCACACCGGAACTCATGCGTGCAGTTGAGTTTCAATTGTATGATCATATGACACAATATTTGCCTGGACGTGACACTTTCCTGGCGAACGTTGAGACCATTATGGGAGAGAATCGTATCGACTCCAAATGGTTTGGGACGGTGGTAAATGGGACGCGGATGTCAGGCGAAATGAATACGTCGTTAGGCAACGGATTCTCCAATCTCATGTTTTGGAAATTTTTGTGTAAAAAGAAGGGGAGTAAGTGTGATGGTTTTGTGGAGGGTGATGACGGAATCTTCCGGGTTGATGGGCCGGCTCCCACATCGGAAGATTTCGCTAGCCTTGGGCTTGTTATTAAGGTCGAAGAACACGCTGACCTCAATACTGCCTCATTCTGTGGTAATGTGTTTGATGAGAAGATCCAAACACAAATCACGGAACCCATGTTCGCACTTGCTAATTTGTTCGCAATCCCAGGGAAGTATGCGTTTTCCAAACGTACATTGAAGTTGGCCCTTTTAAGAGCCAAAGCAATGTCGATGCATCACCAGTATCCCTCTCACCCTATTCTCTCGGTCGCGGCTGGCAGGTTAATGCAATTGACGCGGTCTATAGATGTAAGGTCAGTTCTAAGACAAGGATTTTTCAATGAATGGGAGAGATCCCAACTTCAGGATGCGCTGAAGTTTTCCTCCTCGCAGCAGACGATTGATGATCTCATCGTGCCAACGGAAAATCGTCTGCTCGTTGAGAAGCTCTATGGTGTGACATCTGCACAGCAACGTAACATAGAGGATAAATTAAAACGTTTCCACCTCGGTGATGTCTTGCACATCGAGTATGAGGCACCGCCCTCATGGGTTGATTATTACCGCAATTATGTCCACAAGTCAACCCGTGGTTTGGCACACTGTCCTGAACCTTGGGCAGTCGATTTCCCGCTGTCACTACCAGTCAAACCCGATTTCGTATCGGACGGTGATTGGGTCAGCCGTTTCACATGGAAAGAGGATGAGTCGTTGTCGGGAAAACGCACCCGGCCTAGAATGAAAACTAGTTGATACACAAACAACCGGCCCCGGGGATACCTGTGGGACACCAGGGGGGCCG